AATTGACCAACTTTCTGTACACCAAATGCGTAGCTTGCTTTAGCAGCATCGCCATCAGTATCAGCAGCAAATCCAGGAATAGATTCCAAGATAGTACCTACTGTTGGAGAACATACTAAGAAGTTAGCACCACCACGAAGAGTTTTCTGGTGAATGATGTTAGATAGTTTTTGGATTTTAGTTCCTAATGTTTGGAACCATTGTCCTTGAGAATTGTAGAATCCTAAGCTTGTAATAGTACCATCGGCACCATTATCAACGATAGATTGGTTGTTAACTGCAGACCATACTTCATTTCCAGCTGCTGCGTTTTCTAACAACATTCCTAAGATCTCTAAGTCAATTTCTAATGAAATGTACTCACTTAAGATTGAAGTCAATTCAGCTTCAGCATCTAATGCGTGGTATGCATTTAAATCTTGTGCGAATTCTGGCGTCCATACTGCTTTCAATTTTCTAGTTTTAGCAACGATTGCAGATGATTTCATCTGTACATTGATTTCTGGAATTGAAATTGCTGGGGAGTTCAAGCTGTTAGGCTCTGGGTTGTTATCTTCAAAATCTCCTCTGTATTGGTCAGTTGGTTGTAATTGGTAAATTACACTAACAGATCCAGTAACTGCATCACTAGCAAATGCTGATTTAGTTACAACAAAAATAATGTTTGCACCACCATTATAAGCAGTAAAAGCAGATAACTGAACTCCAGCAGAAGCTGAAATTGATAAGTGAGCACTTGATCCTGAAAGTAATTGGAATGCAGCAACACCTTCTTTATCTACGAAATCTAAAGAAGCAGTTGGTATAGCAATTTTGTAAAACGTATTTGCTGTAGCAGATGCTGAGTAGTTAGAATCGAAATCTAAATCACTCCAAGCAGCATCAGTAAAGAAAGTTCCACCAGCAGTTGCAACTATTGAAGATGTGTTGTTTAATGAATATCCAAATCTTCCTGCACCGTAAAGACCACCTTCTGTTCCATTTCCAAAAGGAGCTGTAGCAGCAGTACCGTTACCGTATAAAGAATCTCCAGCACTGAAAGGTGATTTATTACTTCCGTATTGGAAGTCTAAGAAAAATACTAGACCTGAAGGTAAGTTCATTGGTTGTACACTAACGAATTCTTTCGCTGCGATTTGACCAAATACTTTTCTTACCAATGGTAAAGCAACTCCTGCCCACTGACCACCTACGTTAACAGCAGTTTGTGATTGGAATGTACCTGAAGATGCAGCACCTCCACCAGTTTGTGAAGATTCTACTACAAGTTGTTTAGCTTGGTTTTCAAGGATCATACCCATATTACTTTTGTGGGTACCACCTAAACCTTCTAATAAACCTGTTTTTTCCCATTTGCTCGCTAATCTAGCTGCATCAGACTGCATAGAATGATATGGGTTTGCGCTTTCTAATAAAGAATTTAAGCTCATTGTTTTAAGTTTTTAAGTTTTTGTTTATTTTTATTATTATTTTTATATTAGACCTGCAAGCTTACGCATACGGTCATATACTTCGTTTGATTCGATAATAGGTTGTCTTGTTGTTTTAGGTTCTAAACCTATTAGTTTTGAAGATGAGCCTCTTTTAATTGATTCATTAATAGTTGGGTTAGTTGATTTATTAATCAACCCTTCTGATAGTGTTTCAAAGATAGTTTTAGCTTGTCTTACATCTAATGCCTTATCAAACGCTTTTAATACTTTAACCTTTTTATCTTCGGTTAAGTTTTTTGCTTTAAAGATTTTGTTAGTGTAAAGTAACTTAGCATTTAAAAGATTTACTTCTTGTAATTCAACTTTAAGAGCATTGATTTCATTCATCGCTTCTTTAAATCTCATTTTTTCAGTTTCTTTTTCTGCTTCATCATCACCTTTTTCACCCTGTCTCATCACGGGATTTGACATTTTGTCTTTTTTAGCTTCGTCGATTTCAACTTCAATATCTACGTCTTCAATGTCTTCGACATCTTCAACATCAACATCAACTTCGTCTTCTACGAATTCATCGCCTGGTTCAATTTCTCCACCTGCGACCATGTCTTTAATAACATCCTCAATGAATCCTTTTAAGTCATCTTCTGACATATCTTCAAGGTCAATTTCCTCGTCCATATCTCCGTCCATGTCTTCTTTCTCATCTTCTTCACCATCTAAGTAGCCTTCTTCTTCAGCATCAGTACGTTCGTCCTCTTTCAAGTCCTCTTTTTCGTCCTTCATACCGTCCTTGTAGCCTTCTTCTTCAGCGTCTGTACGAGCGTTTTCATCAAGTTCGTCTTTTTCTAATTCTGCTAATAATTCATCAAGATTAATTTCCTCGTCTACTTCATCTTCTTGAACCGTTGATTGTCCCACTTTACGTGGAGATAGGTTTTTTAAAGAATCACCAGCAGGTGAATTTTTTCTTTCAAAACTAGGAGCGTCTGCTTCTTTTAATTTTTCTTCATCCTCATCGTCTCTATCCATTTCTTCTAGTTTAGCAGAAAGCATGGATTTCAAATGTGGAGTAAAAGCTTCTTCAAGAGCAAGTTTGGCGTTTGCAATAGCTGTTTCTTTTACAGATTTAGCTTCAGCAATAGCACTTTTTAACAAATCTCTGTTTGCCATAATATCCCAAAATTTAAGTTTGTGAAATACGATTATTAAGAATCGTAATAGAAATAATAATTCTCGACACCATATAAGAGATGGTGTATTATGCTTATACGTATATGAGTATTTTTTAAAAACACAAAAGACGCTAAAAAAGCGTCTAATGTTTTCAATCCGTCGGTAGCGTCCGAAGAAAATATTATTTTATTTATTACATGTTATATACAATACCGTAAATCGTTTTACCACCTACTCTGATAGTAAAATTTGAAGCATCCCCATATTCATCTTTTACTTTTTCTGGGTTAAAAGAAAAATCTAAACCTGATTCTCCTAATCCTGCTACTTCTGGGTCTTCATTACCATCGATATCAGCTCCAGGCCCAATTTCATATTCAGATTGGAATTCAATATCATCTTCGTCCCAACTATATTTTTTAGCTAAAACTTGAATTAATTCAGCTTTGTTGTTTTTTAAAAAAGATAAAATATCTTCTTGTTGTTCTTCAAATATTCTACCTTCAGCTAAATATTTTTTTAAATCGAAATTATCCATTTTATTATTGTTTTTAAATTATTGTTTTTAAATTATTGTTTTTAAATTATAGGACACGCTCCTTTTGAACAAAGGATTTCATGTATAATACTATTTACTTTTGTATAGTTTTGAGTAGGAAATTCTTTTCCTTCTCTAAGAGCATGCATAAATGAATCTGGGTTTGAAGGTGTTGAAACAAAATCCCAACATAGTAATTCAAAGTCGTCTTGTACTTCCATTAACCCACCTACATCTTTAAGTGAACCCATACCACGAGATGATACACCTACGGTAACACCACTTTTAACAAGTTCTTTAAGTATTTGACCTGATGGAGTTGGTAAAATTTCTATTTTACCCATTACTTTATCTTCATCCCACCAATATTCATTTATAATATGAGATACGTTTTTTAAATTTATAACAGTAGCTTCTGGGTGGTCTAATTCACCCATTGCTCGTCTTTCTTTAATAAGTTGTGAATACTTACCCATTTCACGTTCCCATAAATCCCTAGAATAATATCGACCATTACCGTTTTTTACTTCGGCTGTAGCTAATATTCCTTCAACCATTAAATTACCGTTATCCTTATTAACATTTTCAGTTAATTGGACACGGTTATAATTTAAAGTATGGGTTTCTACTAGGAGTTGTTTATTCATCTTCAGATTGAATTTCATCTACAATTTCTGCTCTTTGGTAAGCTTTACCGCACATTTTTTCATATACTTTTTCCATCGCTGCTTTTTTCTTTTCTAAAAGCTTGATTTCTTGTTGCATTTCTTTCATTTTAGTTTTATCAATTAATTCTTTTAGATTTTCATCTTCATTAATTGAATTAACTCTTTCTAATTTTTCATCAATATGATTAGATAAAAATTCTAATTGAGCTTCCATTTTTACTTCTTCAGCTTCTTTACCAATTTCAGCTAATTTAGAATCGATTGATTCTTTTTTAGGTCTTTTAGCTTTATCTAAAGCTGCTTTTTTCATTGGTTCTTTTTTGTTACCATCTCCATCAATATCTGCGAAATCAGGTTTACCAGCTTCATCCATTGGTAAATCTTTTTCTTTATTTTCTTCAGTATATAATGAACTATGATATTGAGCCCCTGATTGTTGTTGCCATTCGTCTTCGGCCATCATTTGTCTAATCATATTTCCTGATTGAGCAGCATATGAATTAGGATTACCTGTTGTTACGACACCACCTAATGATTCTTTAACCAATTTATAAAGTTTATTTTCTTTAACTGGAACCATTTCTGTTTTTCCAGCCTTTAGTTTATCACTATATCCACTTCCACCATATGTTTTACCAGAATTTTCTTCAACTTTTTGTTCTGTATATCCTATACCAACACCAAACTGACCTTCTTTTACATAATGTAATTGGTCTTTAGCTAAGTTTTTGATTACTTTTTCTTGTGCTTCCTCTAATGATAATTCTGGATTTTCTTTGATTTCATAGTAAACACCATTCATCATTTCCTGAGCGTTAACATTATTAATATTATCCTCTTTTGGAGAATAATCGTAATTACGTTTATCAATATTTTCTACTCCTTTAGATACTTTTTTAACTTCAGCTTTAACCGCTTCATCTTCTTTTTCAGTATTGAATTTTTCATCAATATCATTGTCGATTTTTGGTTTTAAGGATTTAGCTCTTTCTTCATTAACAAAGTTTTCATATTTAGTCTCCCAAGGTTGTTTATTTGGGTTAAAATCTTCAGATGTTAATTGAACTAAAGGTTTTAATGTAACTATACCACCAAATTCTTCATTAATAATACTTTTATTTTTAAGGATTTTTTCAGTGTCCGAAAAATTATTAAGGTTAGAAATTAAATGTGGAAAAGTTCTTTTTGCCTCTTTCAGAAATAAAGCTTTATCACCTTTTCCCTCTTTTATTAAATTGTATTTTTCTTGTAGTGTTTTCATTATTCGTTTGTTAATAGTGTTTTTATATCTTGTAGATAATCTTTAATTAAATCTGTTCCAGTTACTACTCCATAACTATCTGGTTTTTCTCTGTAGTATTTTATTGTTGCAATTTTAGCTTGTCTTAAGGGTTTAATTAAAGCATCTAATTCTTTTTCGATTTCATCAAAAGCATTAATTCTTTCTTCTTGAAATTCAGATACTTTACTAGCTTCCTCTTTTAATTTATATTTATACATATTAAACGTTTTTTACTTCTAAACCACTACCTTTCTGAACATAATTTCCATTTTTATCTTTAGGCACTAATTGGTATTTGAATTGTTTTACGTATGCATTATCTTTTACCCCATCTTCAGATGCTTTTGGTCCTGGGCCTAGGTCTTCACCAGGTTGTTCAGTACTCTCTTCAATATCTTTTTGTTTTTTGGGTTTTCTAAAAGCATATTTACCTAAATAACCACCGGCACCCCCCGAAGTAGACATTTCATCAATATCTTCTTCAGAAATTTTCATTTTACTATACTCATTATTATAATTTTTTCTAAGGTGAATACGGTAAGCATTAAATAATTTTCTTATATCTTTTGCAATTTGGTCTATTACATTATCTTCAGTTTTACGTGATAAACCTGTTATTGACTTATTTAATTCATCAAACTCTTTAAAAGTAGAATCGAAAGCGGGTACATAATTAATATCCCAAGATATAGCGCCTGTAGTGGGGTCTTTATCGGTTACTGTGGATTTTACCCCACCTTTAATCTTAACATCCCCTACTTCTATTCCTCCGACTTCTTTAATTTTATACTTGTACCCCATTTGATAATTTAATTTCTTTTACAAGTTCATAATATTGTAACAAGTCAACTAAATTGTCGTCACTAACTTTAGATGTTTTATCTAATGGAGTTAACATTTTAGATACTTCTTGTATTTTTATTTTTGTAGCTTTATCTTTAACATTTTTAGACTCACCAATCAATAAATCTTTTAATTCATTTATTTTAGAATTATAAAAATCTCTCAATCCTGGAGCAGAATCTACTGAGTTGATGTATTCTTTAAGTACTTGTTTTTGTTCTTGGTTTAAGCCATCATACTTTTCATTAAACTTTTCTAGTAAAATTCTATATGTTAATGACCTTAAATCTTTATCGTAAGTAGCAAATTCTTTTAATACTTCATCTTCAGGTTTAGATAGTTCTGATTTTTGATTTGTTAAATGTTCTAATAAATTAATTTTATTATATATTAACTGTTCATTATCTGGGTGGGAGGTGTTAGTACTCTCCATTAAAGTATAAATAGATGCTAAAGTTTTATAATCATTAATCTGGGAGCCAAAGAAAGTAACTAAGTCATAATGTTGTTTTATTTCATTAATCAAGTTATATTTTTGTTTCTTTAAAACACTTCTATTTAAATGTTTAGAATTTGATATAGTGGTTTCTATATACACGCTAGCATAAGATTCACTTAAATTTTTAGATTTTAAGATTGATTCATACAATCTATATTCACGGCTCAATTCACTTTTTACAAAGTATTTCTTTAAAATATCAATAGCCGGAGAATCTCCACCTTTTAATGTGTCTGCTGTGATCTGTCTAACTAGCAATTCAAAAAGAACTCCAGTGTTTTTATATTTAGAATGTTTGATTTTCATTAAAAAAATATATTTATTTATAAATATTAACCTTTTAGTTGAGATTCATCAAGGAGTGTACTATCATCTTTATCTTGCTCAAAGATTAATTTCTTTTCGCTCATTTTCTTAAAAGAATCTATATTTTTTAGATAAGTAATTTTAGCACCTTCTAAATTTAATCCGGATTTGTTAGTATCAGTTCTACTATCTCTTGAATCATTTTTATCTGTATCCTTCATACGTTTAGTCCCTAGTGGGTCTTTACCGAAATTGCTATCTTGTTTACCGTGGTTTGAAATGGAGTTTTGAGGTCTTCCTAATTTAGGATCATCCTCACCATACCCATCAGGTACATTTGCAGGGTCGGAGTACATTCTTCCTTTACCATATAATGAAGCTAAATCGTGAGGTGTACCATAGGATTTACCAGTATCAACTGGGTCATTACCTTCGGCTTCAATTTGAGCATTTCTAAATTTACGTTTTGAATCTTGTCGAACCATATCTCGGTATTCATCAAACTGATCTTCACTAAAATGGTAAACATTATGGTAAATCCAATCGGAGGGTACTAAGCCTTGTTCTAATAATATACCTGCTAATTCAGATTTTGATTTTAACAACTCAATTCTTTCTTGATCGTAAATGATCGATGGAGTTGTCATTGATAATTCAAAATTTGTCAATGTCTCATCTGTATAACCTTGAGTGTATAAGTGTACTAAGGCAATTTTATTTAATTCTGATAGTAATATTCTTTGTATTCTATCAATAGTACGTGCAAATCTAATATCTTGAGCGGCTAAAGTTGCTTTACCTTCTACCCCTTCTTCATACCCCATAAATGCTTTTGGTACTTTAAGGGCAGCAAATAATTTATCTCTTAAATATTCTACATCAGCAATACCATCATAAGCTAAACCTGGTGTAGTGTCAATTTTAGTAGCAGAATCATTACCTCGTACTGGTACGTAAAAATCTTCAAGCATGTTTTGCATATTATACTTTAAGTTATACTCACCTGTTTTTTCGTCCATCATAGGAGTACGCTTCATATTATTGATGGTCTTTTGCATAAACGCTTCTACTTCATTTGGAGGTATAGAACCAACATTTATGTAAAATATTCTTTTTTCGGGAGCACGTGCTATCCTATGAATTAACATAGCGTCTTCCATTAAAGCATATTGTTTGTATAATTTACGAGCTGGTTCAATATACGATCTACCATAGGGTAAATAATTAACATCACCCACCATTCTAAAGTGAGCCATTTCATAGTTGTCATAT